TTTTGATCATCATACAAACCAACAATTTCACCATCTTCATAATCACCATCAAGACTATATGATACTGTTGCACCAACCCCACCAATATTTGGATCTGTTGATGTTACAGTGAATAATTTGTAATTATATGCGGATGAATTAAATCCTTTACCTGTTGAACCAACACCAACACTAATACCTTCAATTAAAACTTTATCCCCAACAACAAATGGGAATGTATTTGCTGTACTAAATCCCACATCTAATGTTACCGTTGCATACTTAGTAATTGTATTAAATCCAACAGTTTTTATACCAACACCATTTGTATTTGCAGTAGGAATTAATTTTGGTGTTATGTAATTCATTCCATAAGTATTCTTCAATATTTTTACTGAAGTATCACCTAATGTATATTTTAAATCAACATCATCAACTAAAGTATTATCTTTTCCATCTAATACTATAAGATGTGGTGCAGCTGAATAACCTCTACCTTGAGAAGTAATTCCAATTGACTCAAAAGAAGCAAATGCATCGATTTTTATAATATTTGGTAAAACAACAGAAGGTCTTACTGTTTTATCTACAGAAAGATCAAAACCAATCTTATTAATTTTATTTGTTTTAATACGACCAATAGAAGTACTTGATGGTTCTAAAATTGCATTTTTACCACCACCAGTAGTAATAGTTGTAATTCCTGGAAGAGTATAATAATTCTTACCACCATCTTTTATTTCAACTTCTGCAATTGGTCCAGTAGTATGACTACAATCAGTTTCATATGTTATAAATGCATTATCCGTAGATAGATAAGAAGTTTTTTCTGGAATTCTGGTTATACTATATGAAAACTGAGTATTTCCTATTCCAGAAGAAACTCTAAATGTTCCATCATATAAACTTGTTTTAGTTTCAAATTTATTATTATTATCAACTTCAGTATCAACATTTATTTCAGATTTTACTATAGGTAGACTACTTAATTCAACAGGATCTAACTTATAATATAAAAGTTTTGGAGTATCTTTGTTTACCGTTAAAGTAACTTTTGCTGTTCCATCTATACCAACTTGTCCACTTCTTTGAACATTAAAATTCTTTTCAAGATCATTTTTATCATACTGATAAGCAAATTCACTATCTTTATAGAAATTTAACTGGAATGCTGAATATTGAGTTCCTTGAACCGTGTATGCTAATGACCCATCATCAAGTGTAAAGGTCACTGTAGCATCCCTGTAAACGCTTAGAGGGGGGTTAATTGGTTTAATAGTACCACCGACACCTGTAGTTCCTATTCCAACAACTTCTGGTATTCCTTGAATAGAATTATAATAAGTATCTGATAACTTAATTGTGTTTTTATCAACCCTAACTGCATAGTAAATCTGATTATTAATTAATCCTTCTGCAGGTCCTTCAGAACTATGAATAAGTTTCTGTCCAGTAGTAATATTATGATCCTTAATTGTAATTGAATCAGTTGTTGTAGTGACATCTCCACCAGTAAATTCCCTTGGATTTATAATAAGTTTCCTATGATAATCATCATATTGGAAAACAAATGAAGTGGATGCTCCTGCATTTACCGTAACATCAACATTATGCCCAACATGCAATCCATGAGTTGATATTCCAGTATCAACTGTCACGAGATTTCTAATAATTTCACCCGTTATTGGGGTATAGTTAGTTTTAATACTATGACTATTACCAACACCAAGAGCTCTAAAGTATACTGGAGTTTGATTTCTACCACCAAATGATCCAGTTTGAAGTCCAACATAGATTCCAGTTGTACCTAATCCAACTCTTACAGTTGCTAAACCAACTAAAGTATCACTAAATCTTGCAACATAAAACTCTTGCCCATCAGATGCCCTATAAACTCCAGAAGTTGATGCTAAACTTATATTATGTCCAGAATCAGAATATTCAATTCCCCGACCATCATTGCCTGGAGAATATGTTACCTTATCTCCTGTAGCTAAATTATGATCTGGAAGATAAAGTGCTTGAGTTGGAATGTAAATTGAAGATATTCCAAGATTAGTTGATGTTATTCCAGTAAAGAATATTGTAGTTCCTATACCAACACCAGCAGTAGATCCAAGTCCAACAGCTTCTGATGGATTAAAATAATATTGTCTATTAATTTTATATTCATAATCTGTTTTAAATCCAGCTCTTATTTTTATCTTTCTCTGATCAAGTGTCATAACTGCACCAGCAGTATGAGCAGCACTTACACCATTTGATGCTCTTTCAACTCTAAGTGCAGAAGCACCTTTAAGAACCTCTAATACTCTTACTTCTTCACTTCCAATACCAACAATATCATTTTCTCTAATTTGATCAAAACCAAGATCTCTACCAACAACATTGAAATGTGTTACTATTCCACTTGCACCATGTGTTCCTATACCACCACCACCAGTGGTTCCTACTCCAGCAAACACATATGTAGTGGTTGTAACTCCAGCAACATAATGACCCTCAAGACCAGTAGTTGATGTTGATAATCCAGTAAGTGAAATTATATCAAGATTATTAAAACTATGAGGATTGGTTGAATAAAGAGTATACTCATTTTTTCCAGTTGGATATATTTCAACACTGGTAATGGAACTGGTAGCAACACTTATAGAATCAACAGATTTTCCTTTAACTTTTGAAACTCTTGCAGCAACACCAGAACCCTTAGTTCCGTCATTATTAAAGACCAATTCATCATTGACTTTATATCCACTACCAGAAGTAACTATTCCAATATTTTCAATTTTACCAGCAGTAACTCCTTTAACATTTACTGTCTGTTCTAAATTATTTGGTATCGTTAGATACTTATATTTTATTTTTCCTTCAATTAAGTTATATGGTTTAGTATTTCTAAAATAATCAGTTTTATTCAAATCAAACTCATCTTGATTGGAGGATTTTGTTAAATTAAACTCATTTGGTCTACCATGAAATGCATCTCCAATAAAATAAGGAAATACGGGTTCAAAATATCCAGTGAATGGAGCAGTTTGTGCTGCTACTTCATCTATAGTTGCAAAATATGCATAAGTTCCATTTGGATATTCTGGAGTTACGCAGAATCTTCCATTATTTTCGTCTAAAATAGTTTCTTCAATTTTTAACTTATAAGTAAAGTCTTCAACAAAAAACTCTGCAGGAAATATTGCTAATGAAGGTCTATTTGCTTTCTTAGATGCTTCTTCAATATACCCACTTTTCATCTTAGTTACTAAACCACCAGATTTAGTGACATACCCATATGGACCATAAATTGGATGTCCATCATATGCCCAACCAATAATTGGAGAATGCTTATCTGAAACTTGTTCCTGTCCTTGATTTCTTGCTAAATCTTTCTGTCCCCATATAGTATTTCCATCTAAATCTATCGCATATACAGATTCTCTAAATTTTCTTGGAGCATATAAATGACTATATTGCAATCCAAATTCTCTATTAATTCCTCTTTCTACAAATCCATCATCTTCTTCTACAAATGATTCTAATTTTTTAACAAGGTTTACTGTCCATGTTTGGAGTTTTGCATCAAGATCAACACCTCTTCCCGTAAAGACAACAGTTCCAGAAGTATTTTGTTGAGTATATCCAGATCCAGGTTCAACTACAGTTACTGAAGACAATAAACCATCGGCAGATACTATTGGAGTAACTGTTGCACCTTTTCCATCACCCTCTATTCTTATATCAGGAGGTGAACTATACTTTTTACCTTTATTAAGAACAATAACTTCACTTATTGTTCCATTAACTACAATAGGAAGAACTTGTGCTTGTGACCCAGATATAAGACTAATATCTGGTTTTCTATTATGATTAATAATTTCGCCAGAACCATATCCACTACCTTGATTATGCAAATTAACAGATGTAATTTGACCTCTAATAATTGGTTGAACACTTGCTTGAAATGTCTCCAATCCAGTAGAAGCAACTCCAACATTACCAGATACAGTAACTGATATGGGAGGATAATTAAATGTATGTGTTCCGACTCCTACAGATGATAAACCAACATATTGACCAGATTGATAGAAATAATCAACACCATTAGTAGTACCAACACCTACATTTGCAAGTTTGAATTTATTATCATCAACTTTTAAAACATAATAATCTGATCCATCAGTAAGACCACCAATTGATATATCACCAGCAGTATACTTAATTACTTCGCCATCTTTATAATCATGGTCAGTAATTGTAATTTCATTAAATGAAGAACTTACTCCTGTAGCAGAAGCAACTCTTCTTTCCTTATTTTCATAAGTTCCACCTGATACAACATTAATACCAGCAACTACAGATTTTTGATCAAAAGATCTTAAGGATTGCTTACCGACACCAAATGAGGTAAGTTCAACAGTGTTAATACCTGATATTACATCTCTTAATGTTGGATATAATTTTATTTGTGTAAAACTTTCTTTTGTATTACCTTCTTCAACAAATGTAGAGACATAATATTCAGCATTTGTTGTCATTCCACCAACACCCTGTTGGTTAACTGAATCATATATTACTCTTTCTCCATTTCTAAATTTATGGAAAGTACTAAATCCAATAGTACGATCAATTGTACCTGTTGTACCTAATCCAACTTGAGCAGAAGAACCATCAGCAAAGAATTCTACTGAATGATCAATATTCTTCATACTAACTGAAACTACAGAAGGAGTTCCATTACCACCTGTTATTTTTACATTAGGTACATCCAAATAATCAAATCCAGCACCTAAAATTCTTAATTGACTTAAAATACCTCTAACTGCAACATTACCAGTTGCTCCTGTTCCAACAGAATCCTCAATTAATAATGATGGTGGATTTATAACATCATAATCAAGACCTGGATCAAGAACATCAATTTTTTCAATTTTTCCATAGTGTACTTGATCAAGTGATTTATAATTTAATATTTCTACTCCATTAGAAAGGATTCCATTATATCCTCCTGCAATAGTTTTTTCATTTACTGACCTATCATTAATAGGTTCAGCAATCTTTCTCAACAATTTCTGAGATTCTACAGTTTTATCTTTGAAAGCATATGGTTGTAAAGTATTATCTGTAACTGTAGTCGCACTTTCAACTTCAACAAAATCTCCATTAAAGATATCAGTTCTACTTTTTGCAACTTTTATTATTGTACTGCTTATTCTTTTTACAAAATATAATCCAATATTGAATAACTTCTCACCATTAACATAGTTAGTAGTAGGATTTCCCCAACCATCATAGCTAGTTTGTTCTACTTGATTTGGAGTATACCAAATAGCATCACCTGTATATAAACCATGATCAGATCCTGTTGTTATCTCTAACTCTTCTCCAACAAAGGTACCACTAAATTTAACAGTTCTATCATTAGAATTAATAGTATATCCTGGTAATGATGAAGATGCTACTAATATTTCCTTATTATTCTCATATACATTCTGTACATTACAAGCAAACTCTCTTGCTTTAACAAAATTTATTGCAGATGTTTTTGTTATATTTCTAAAAATAGTATATTTTTCTGCAATGTTTAATGCACCTTGCCCTTTAATTGTTAAAGAATGTGATGATGTAATATCAGTAACCTGGCCTACTTTATCTGCACCATCTTGTCCAGTAATTGTAACTGAATCACTTACTTTAAATGAATGCTCAACATTTAAAAGAATATCCCATGTTTGGTCAGATGCATCAACTAAAGTTACACTTTTAACATTATATTTTGCATAGTTATTATAAAACCAATTATTTGTTTTAAAATTACGAGATTTTCTACCTAATGCAGATATATTACCAGTATCTTCTGCATTATAATAGTGAGCATTTTCTGGATATTCTAATCGATCAATAACAGAATTAATTCTTACTTTAATTCTTTCTGTTTGATCAAGAGTTGATTGTCCATATGCACAAGTATCAATTCCAATATTTGTTCCATCTAATATTGTTGAAGTTACATTAGTAACTCCATAAAATTGAGTTAATGATTTTGAAGTATATGAAACTATTCCTATACTTGCATCATTGTAAGTTACTGATAATTCTCCAGTTGTACCAAATCCAACAGTAGAATCAACATCAAAGAAAGTAGAACCTGCGGATATTTGTCCTATATTTTTAGTTCTTGGAATAACCGAAAACTTACCATAAGTTGCACCATCAACAGAAATATCTCTACTATATCCAGCATCAATACTAAGTTGATAGAAATTTTCACCATCTTTAGAAACAATTTTTTCAACTTGAGTTATTGGTGCATATGCCTTATCAATTCCAGATCCAAAAGCATATGGTTGTTGAATTAAAGTTGCTAATTCTAAATTTGTAGGATCTCCTTCAATTGCTTCAACAATTAAATCATTAGTAACTCTATAATCAGAGTTTGAAGGTGTAAAAAGAAATTCTCTTGGTTTTACTACTTCAACTTCTTTATTATAAAGAGATTTAAATAAAATTTCAAATGATCTATCTGTTCCTCTACTACTAAAGAAATCTTTTGACTGTTTTATAAATGTACTTTGATCTAAATCCTTATCAAAATTTCTATCATCTAAAAGTGGTAAAAATTGACGTTTTGTCTTCTTTAAAAATTGCTTTAAGAAAAGATTGCTTAAATTATGAATTTTAGATTTTGCTAAATGATCTTTAGCAGTTGTTGATTCAAATACTAACTGTTCTGGATCATCTTCTGAAATATATGAAGAAATTCCAGAAAATCCTCTAACACAACCTGTAAATGTATAATCAGTCTTTCCAGTATATGTAATTATTTCATCACCAATCTTTAAAAGTCCATAAGAATCGGGGAATCCATCAGTTGTATAAGATTTATTAATCTCAATAGTTGTCTTATAAGATTCAAGATTACTACCTAATTCAACACTCTCAATTAAATTCGTTGTTTCATCAAGATTTATATATTGATCAATATTCTGAATCAAATCAATAGGAGCACCATCAAATTCTTGAGCAATATAATATTGCTTCAAAAACTCCTCTATTAAAGGAAATTCATTCCTTACATATTGAGGAAGTTGATTTTGAACAACGTTATTAAACTGAACTCTTTTCTCTGCCATTGTTTATATTGGATTAGTACCCTGAAGAAGGAGTTGATGATGTAGTTGTTGATGAATTAGTGTTTCCACCAGCAATAGTACCTGTAGATGCCGTAGAGGACGCTGTAGACGCTGTAGATGCCCTTTGAGTGGGTCTGCTGTCACGACCACCACTGCGTACTAAAACACCGTTATGGTAGCTTGAGGTGACAATATAATTTGATCCTGCAGGGTCAAGTCCAGAAGAAATTTCATCAACTATAGTAGCAAATGAACTTTGACCAATATCTAATTGAAGATATAAATCCTGGAGTCCAATAACATCATTTGATTTAGGACATGCAGAAATTTCAATAATTGTTTGCCCATCTTTTACCTTCCCAGAAAGTATATTAATAGGATTCAATGTTAAAACACCCTTTTTATAATTTATACTACCAATATTACGCTTAATTATGGTAGGACTTGTGGAGTTTACTGATGGAACACTGAATAAGAATAGTGATCCATTTTCCCTATCATTATCGGGAATATCTGAAATATAAACGTCAGTAGAAATTCCTTGAACTTTAAAAGCAGAAGTTTTAATATTATAACCATTCATACTCTTAATATAAAATTCATTACCAAAACCAATGGAATATTCTGCAAATGCATTAACTGCAACTCTCAAATCTCTTCTAATTTGAAGAGTAGTGATGTTAGATGTAATTGCTTCATGACTTTCATCGATAATTTTTAAGAATTTACTATACTTAAACCTGGCACCATACTTATTTAATTCAGAAGAATCTGCGTATTTTGTTGTATTTGCTTGTACAGAACCTGCTACAACAGTTCCACTTGGTGTCAAATTACTATTAAAGTATATTTTTGAGTCAATTTCAAGGTATAAGTACTTCAAATCTAAAATTTCAGGCACAATACCTGCTACACTAAACTTTTTAAGCTTAGATTTGATGTTTTGTTTGACTAAATTTGGTAAAAAATCACCAAATCTTGGTTTAATACTAACAAAAACCTTTCCATATTGAGGAGGAACTAATTCTTCTCCACCAAATACGGAAATTGACTCCGTTTCTGGATAAATTTTACTTGGAATTAGTGTTTCATAGTCATTTGCAGTCACTGCTCTATTCTGAGTAGAGTAAATTTTAGGAGCAAATTTCCTAACAGACTCCACACTTTCAATATTTTCACCACCAGAAGACCGTAATCCAGTAGATATTAAGGAAATTCCAGATGTTATTGGATATTCAACTGCATTATGGGTATGACTTAACTTTCCTGCAAACATAAATTGGTCAATTCCATTTGCTTCTTCACCATTTGTTGCAATATAATCAATTGTAATGTAATTTCTATCTTCAAGAGATGCTCCAAATATACCATCACCAAAAAATATTTCATATCTTTCATCATTTGTCTCTTGAATATAATAAACTTTTGAAGATGAATCTATATCAAATAGATTATCATGCAATTTATAGGTACCCGTAGTAGTAGCAGACTCATTTGGTTTAATACCAACTGTAATTAACTCAGTATCAACCCCAGTATTTGGTAAAACATACTTCTGATGTGGATTTCTTGCAGAATATGTGTAATTTGCCTGTAAAAGAGTACCTTCATATATGGTAATATCGTTAAATGATGCAAGATCATCAACAACAGGGACTGTAATATCCTCTAAAATCGAAAAAATGAAGGATTGACCGCCAAAATTACCCTTTGTTCCTGCTATAGGACCTTTTTTAAGGGTTAATGTAACGGGTTTTGGTGTAATATCTGTAGTATCTACGAAAAAAGTAATTGTTGCTTTTGATGCTTTTCTTGATCTTGGTACATATCCAATATTTCTTGCCAATGCAACTACATTTTCTCTCAGAGTTGCACTATCAATGAATACCTCATTTGCCACCATATTGGCATTATATGAAGTAATATACGTATTATATGCTAAAACATCAATTATTGTTGATAAATTCGATCCCTCGAAGTCATAATCCGTGAAATTCGAGTTGGATTGTAAATAATCCTTAAGAGTTGTCTTAACCTGGTCAAAATCCAGGTTAGAAAAGTTAACTAACGGCATTTTTTACCTGGTTGATTGCAAAACGAATTCTAATTGTTGTGCAGGAGTGTCAATTCCAATTATTTCATAAACAATAAGAACATTAAATGCATTTCCTTGATAATCTGGAATTGCATCAACGCTAATCAATCTAACTCTTGGTTCAAACCTATTAATAGACTCAGTTATTTCATCTTTTATCTCAAGAGCAGAAACTTCGTCAATATTTTCAAAAAGAGACTCTGATATTCTTGATCCGAAGTTTTCTTGAAAGAATTTCTCTCCAGGAACAGTAAATACAATATTTCTGATTGAACGGGCAATAGCAGTCTCATTTTTAAGCACAATAAGATCCTGATTCAGAGGATTAATCTGAAACGTCATGCTTACGTCCTTAAAACCTTGGCTAACCCTTTCTAATGGCACTAAAATACAGCAATTATACTTTATTTATCACGATAACTTAACGATATTCTGCAATAACCTCATAACTTTCAATTTCATTGTCAAAACCATCATCAGGATCACTCAAACGCTCATAAAAGTCGTTAGAATTCTCTACTTTATCACTTCTCTTAGGTGTTAGATCGTCTTCGGCAATTTCTCTTAACATTTTTGGTGACATTTCGACCTCCTTTAGTGGTTTTTATAAAAAAAAGTGTCTAAAAGCACGTTTTAATGCTATTTAGACACTAAATGTGCGTTTTTTGCTATCTTCCTTGTCCGTTGTACCTTTTTTTCGCTTTATTACGAGAGGAAGCCGCATATTTGGTGTGCTTGCCCCTTCCTTGCCGAGTTTTTTTCGGCGTATGCTCCATTTTATCCATCATATCACGCCAATCTCCCTAAATTTTTCATTCAATGACTCCTTCGAGGCACGGACCCGATATTGGACATCATCCCTACGAGACAATTCGGTGAGAATCGCTGCTTGGAGGTCCCAAAGGTCTTCGTTTGTCTTAGAGGGTAGATGATGC